TGTCGTGTCAGTATTAGCACTAGATATCTCAGGAACCCCCAGACAATGGATAACAAATGATACCGCAATTTCATACCACGCCACCAAATCAGTAGGTTGGAGTATGGGAGAGATTGTGGCTAGATATCGGGGTGGACTTCAAAATGATGGTACATCAAGTTACCTAGAAACTTCGTGTATCATTGCTATCAAGGGTCACGGGTTCAACCCACATAAACACGCCCAAGTAGCATTGAGTAATAAAACATTGTTTGGTAGGGATAGAAATCTTTGTGCATATTGTGGCAAGTATTTTGCCAACTTCCATGCTTTAAGCAGAGACCATATTATTCCTAAAAGTAAGGGTGGAGACAATACTTGGATGAATGTAGTCACCTCTTGCCGCGATTGTAACAGTGAAAAAGGACATAAAAGTTTGAAGGAAGCAAGAATGGAATTGCTTTACCTACCATATGTACCTTCACATTTTGAAAATATGATTTTACAAAATCGTAATATTCTAGCCGATCAAATGGAATATTTGATTGCCGGCGTACCAAAACACAGTAGAATTTTGCTTTCCTAGAACTGAACGGTTGACAGTAATTAAGTTGCCTGCTATAATAGAGGCAAGTTAGAAATTTAGCTGGCGTTCGTATAATGGATAATACAAGGGATTTCTACTCCCTTTATGGCAGTTCGATTCTGTCACGCCGGACCAAAGTAATAAGCATCAAAAAAAGCTTGACAATAAAAGACAAGCTTGCTATAATGTGTTCTTACAGTCATTAACAAGGAGCAAGAATGAATGTCTACACACATCGTGTGACGTATCTGAAGTTCAGCGAAATTTTGGAGATGAATGTCGAAGTAACTTTTCGCACAACAACGGACATGGTTGCGCAGCATTATGCGGCCGCTAAGAAGTTGGCAGTGACAGACACTGTTGTGATTGAGCAGATTGAGGCTTGACAATAAATCAACACTCTGTTATAATAGTTGTATAGTGAGAAAGCAAGTCTCTCACGCTCTTTAAAAATTTATGAAAATATGACTGTGAGGTCATATTGAAGCTCTAGTGTAAATGAGCACATCCCCCTAAGTACTAGTCTTGGAAAACACGGGGAAAGAACACGCGGCTCAAAAAGCAGATGCGAGTGAGTTTCAATATGATCTTACACAACGGGACGTTAGCTCAGTTGGTAGAGCACCGGACTTTTAATCCGATTGTCGTGGGTTCGACCCCCGCACGTCCCACCAATATGCTCGATTCGTCTATCGGTTAGGACGCCGGGTTTTCATCCCGGCAAGAGCGGTTCGACTCCGCTATCGAGTACCATATAGAAATGCATTAGATCCCTTGTATGTTGCTAACCCACTATCGGTAGCGGCATATATCCCTTTTAGTGTGTTTCTATATGGTATGTGAGGGTGGTATGTAGGTTGGTAACCATTCCAGCGAGGACCGGGATTCCCAAGCCAGCAACACTGGCTACCATATATAAACACATTCTACCCTACCTTTGCTGGAACGGCTGCACAAGGATAGGCGAAAAGACCCGTTTGAATGTGTTTATATATGGTAAGTATAATAGGGGTAGCAGCGAGTGCCGAAAGGATGCGCTGTTATTAAATAACTATGTGAAGTGCCCCTAACTATGGTTACTATATAAAAACACCTGCTGGTGTATGTCTGACTGCAACAGCGTTATGGACTCGCTATCCTAAAATCTAGTGGGTGTTTTTATATAGTAAGTATAATGGAGAAGAAGCATCAATGGTGATGCAGTGGATTGTAAATCCGCCGCCTTCGGGCACGACTGGTTCGATCCCAGTATTCTCCACCAAAAATTCAATTCCCTTATAGCTCAGTCGGTAGAGCAGTTGACTGTTAATCAATTGGTCGGAGGTTCAAGTCCTTCTAAGGGAGCCAAATTCAATGTAAGACACCATATTGAAGCACATTTCTTTAAGGTTGTAAGCACTCTAGCTTAGCGACAGGCAATGCTAATACTCAACCAGCCTGAATGAGTGTGTTATGTGCTTCAATATGGTGTCTTTGTCTCTCAAGTGTTACGGCAGCACAAGGGCCTCCAAAGCCTTTAGCCGGGGTTCGACTCCCTGGAGGGACGCCAAAATATCACCGGGACTATAGCTCAATCGGTTAGAGCAAAGGACTTTAGGAATAAATACATTTATGTTAAAATGTAATTATTGTAACCGTGATGAAAAATCAGCCAACAGTAAGGTTCAACACGAACTATATTGTAAATCCAATCCTGATGCCAAAGTTAAAAAAGCATCGATGGGGATGTTAGGTAAACAGGGAGTAAATCCCTACCACAAGAGAAAGCCAAGAACAGTTACTGAAGAGGGTAAAGCAGCTATACGTCAAGCAAATGAAAATAGAGCATGGACTGATGAGCAAAGAGAAAAACATTCAGTTAGTATGAAGTTGGCAGTACAGAATAACCCCGAATCATATACCTCCTCTAATAGAGGAAGAACTAAACAGATTATTTATGACGGTGTAAAGTTTCAAGGAAACTGGGAACTTGACTTTTATAAATGGTGTAAAGAACATAATGTGAATTGTGTGCGTTACGCAGGAAAAGGTTTCAAATACGAATGGAATGGAATAAGAACTTATTTTCCGGATTTCTATTTACCAGATAAAAACATATATGTAGAAGTCAAAGGATATAAAACTGAACGAGATGCAGCTAAATGGGATCAATTCCCAGAACAGTTGCTAAAAATTCTGAAGGATGATATAATAGAGATACGACACAATTCATTTGTGTTATAGAACATCGGGACTAACGCCGTATTGGTTGCAGGCACCGCCCTCATAAGGCGGAGACGAAAGTCCATTGTCGGTTCGAATCCGACTGGTCCCACCAACTCTTCCTCTCACACACGGGATAAGATGGATAAGATAAAGTGTGTGGTGTGCGGGATTAGTTTAATGGTAAAACAGCAGATTTCCAATCTTCGGTCATCAGTTCGATTCTGATATCCCGCTCCATAATATTTGACTATTATTCGTGTATGATGTAAAATAGCTTTTGTAAGAAATTAATTGCTCCGATGGTGAAATAGGTAAACACAAGAGACTTGAGAGTAAAATTTGAGTGCCCTGAGGGAAATCTCAGGAGTAGAACCCGTCAAATTCGGTGAAGGCTGTAAAATGCTAATACCGAGCGAAGCTTAGTGAGAAATCACTTTGAACGTGTAGAGACTAGACGGCGGGCATCTAAGGTAGTAATACTATGATGAAGGTATAGTCCAGACCACCAAACCGAAAGGGTAGTGAAAACTATAGTGGTAAGAAAATCTCTCGCCGTAAGGCTTCCCGGTTCGATTCCGGGTCGGAGCACCATAGTTTTACAATTTGGAGAGCGGGCTGTGTGGCAAAGGCAGCACCCTGCTAAGGTGTAGGACGGTGATGAGCCGTTCGCAGGGTTCGATTCCCTGGCTCTCCGCCAAAATTAATGTGGGTGTGCGCTGAATGGTTAGGCACCTGATTGCAAATCAGTATAATGCAGGTTCAAGCCCTGTCACCCACTCCACTCAGACATTTGAATCAATGAATAAGTGATTCAAATTAATTTCAGCTTTTAATCTGATTAGTAAAGTAATACGTGGTAGAGGATTTATGTTAATAACACTATGCACTTCTTTAACATTGATCACGTGCGGGGTAGTCATTTCTAACTTGTCCACTACGATACAATCTTTTGGTTGGTACTTATAATAAGTCTGTACTTTTTCATTACACGCAACATACGATTCATTCGTTGGTTCCACTGTTGTTTTGTAAAACACAACGAAACTACGTTCACCGTTTAATATTGGAATATTAAAACTATAGGTACTTGTACCGGTATCAATATGTATGGGTGAAGTAGAAGATCCTTGCGTAATATTAAAGGCAATTGAATGTAATTGATCAGTCCATTCCAACCTATCTAGCTCTTGTTTTAACTCTGCTATTTGTAAAAATTGTCGGACATTGTCAGGAATATAAAAAAGATTAGATATGCCAAGATGTTCAGTTGGAAATAATGCAAACACCTGTTTTTGTATTGCATCTAGTTGTCCGATTTGAATAGGTGAATAGTATCTCATTGTGTTGTATTATCTAACGTACGGGCCCCAGGCGTGACCAATTAAAGAATATCGGACCCCTTGACTAATAGTAGTCACGTTATGAACGTAATGCGAGGGGAAAAATATTGCGGTACATTGCTGTCTAGAACAACGGTAGTCACCCACAAATAAATCACCACCTTCATATGCCTCATCCGCTGATAGCTGTAGTATTACATTTAGTTTCCTATCTAGGGCGTGATAAATGCTGCTGTATGAATCAGTATGATATCCAAATCCATCTCCCTCTGAGTATGCTTTCAGTTCATATGGTTCAATAAAACTGACATTTGCTTGCGATGAAATTATGTAATCTCCCCACAATGGATCTAATAGGTCATAAATCGCAAGTTCGGTATTAAATAATAAACAAGTGGAAAATGAAGCCTCACATCTTTCTGGAGTTTTACTACCTCGACGATGGACTCCTGAGGAGGGTTGCAATATGTGTGCTATTAATTCATTGGCTACTGTAACTGAGATTGCATTTTGTATTTCAACTACTGCACGTGAATAATCTATTGTGATTTCTGGTTTAGGCTGTACAGGTAAAAATCTCATTGAGTATTTAGTATGATACACAAAATAAAGTTTAAATCACTTGACATTTAATGTCAAGTGTAGTACAATGTGTTTATGTTGAGAAATCAGCAGCGTTCTTTAATAAGTTAGAAACAAATTTTGCACCGTTAGCATAGCTGGCCTAATGCGCTACCCTGTCACGGTAGAGATCAGGGGTTCAAATCCCCTACGGTGCGCCAAGTAAGTAATGAATGCCCTGGTGGCGAAATTGGTAGACGCACCAGATTTAGGTTCTGGCGCCGAAAGGCGTGTCGGTTCGAGTCCGACCTAGGGCACCAAACAAATTAAAAGCCTGTTTAGCTCAATCGGGAGAGCATTTTCTTGGGCTATGAGATAAATAATACAAAGAGGTATTATATGTCTTCAAAATATCAAATAATGTGTTCTTGTATTAAGTGTAAGCAAGAAACAACAACTAGTCAACTGTCTAGAAGTCACGGGGGGAAATGCCCTGGTGCAAAAACTCAAACAAGATTTCCGAACAATTTCGGAAGAACAGCTTGGAACAAAGACCTTAAAGGAGATGAGAGATGTTCACGCAAAGGGATCAATGTTGGTAGAACATTGACGGAACAACAAAAAAATCATCTATCAAGTATTGCCAAAGCACGAGGCTTAGGTGGCTATCAGCCTAATGCGGGTAGAAGTAAGAAGTTTTATGTTCCGGATTCATTCGGTAAAGAAGTATGTCTTCAAAGTACATTTGAATTAAAATGTAGTCAATTACTAAATGACTTACAAATTCACTGGATTAGACCTACTGCATTGAAATACGATAACAGGAATTATTTCGCGGATTTTTATCTTCCGAAATATGATCTGTACCTAGATCCAAAGAATTCGTATAAAGCAAAACTTGATACGAATAAGATAGAAAAAGTCAAAGAACAAAATAATGTCAAGGTCATAGTTTTATTAGAACATGAACTGACGCATGAATTCATTAAGAGCCTTTGTAGTTAAACGGTATACCGTCCGCTTATCAAGCGGGTATCATAAGTTCAATTATTGTCGAAGGCACCAAGAATATGGGGGATTGATGTAATGGGAGCCTGGGACCTTTGCAAGGTCTTCGTGAGAGTTCGATTCTCTCATCCTCCACCATACAGTCGGGTATCTCAAGAGGAAGTAGAGCCTCCCTCATAAGGAGGAATGTGCGATTTCAAGCATCGCCCCGACTACCATAATTAATGCTTTATTTTCAAAATAGTCGTACATTTAATAAATACATTTAGATGAGACCACACACATTATGTTACACCTAATAACACATTTCACTGACAAGTTTTTTAATTTTCTAGCTGAAGATCCAGTTAGACCTTCTATTCCTCACTTGGACCGTATTGGTGATAACAGAGATATTTTTGTTTTCAGAGGTGAAGACGAAACGGTCCGAGCGATTACTTGTGTGAGTTATAGAAGTGAGATTCCCAGTAGAGAGGGTGATTTATTCACTGAATGCACTAATCCTAGTATAGCAGTATTTTACACGATTTGGAGTTACAAACCGGGTGCAGGTAGACAGTTAATTTTTGATAGTGTAAAACATATAAAAGAAAGTAATCCAAACATTGAACGTTTTGTCACACTTAGCCCAAAGACTGAAATGGCACGTAGATTTCATCTAAAGAACGGTGCTACGATTTTTAAGGAAAATGACGAAACAGTAAACTATGAATATATTAGTTTATAAGTAATTTGCGGGGTAGGGAAGTAGTAACCCGTCAGGCTCATAACCTGAAGATCGTCGGTGCGAATCCGACCCCCGCTTAAAAGTTTGCCGGTTTAGCTCATTTGGTAGAGCGCCGCTCTTGTAAGGCGGATGTGGTCAGTTCGAATCCGACAATCGGCACCAAATAAAAAATAAGAAAGTTTCGGAGTGTAGCACAGCCTGGTAGTGCGCTGCGTTTGGGACGCAGAGGTCCAAGGTTCGAATCCTTGTACTCCGACCAAAGTGTTTTAACTAAAGGAAAATGATATGACTTGTAGAGGATATGATCCAAAGGCCGTTAAGATCGGCAAACCAATAAAGCTGGTGGCTGCCGCTATTCACAATCCGCATCTTCGTGGATCATTTATTCGGGGATATGTTACTATTGAAAAAGAAAATTCACGTTCACCTGGTGGAAAAGTAGACAAGAAGTAAGAGAATTATGCATCGTTAGCTCAGTCTGGTTAGAGCATCTGGTTTACATCCAGAGGGTCCGCGGTTCGAGTCCGTGACGATGTACCATACAATGCGGGATTAGTTTAATGGTCAAACGAAACCTTGCCAAGGTTTAGTCAGGAGTTCGATTCTCCTATCCCGCTCCAAAACAGTTTAACATTTAAAGGAAATATAATGCCACGTATCTCAAGCGAGAAAGCGGTAGAAGCAGTAGGTAATCGTTATAATCTAGTTCTCATTGCTTCAATTAGGGCCCGAGAATTGAAAAGAGGGTATCGTCCAAAGATAACTACCACAGAAGGTAATGGGCCAATCATTACTGCCCTAGCAGAAGTGCAAGCAGGGTTAATTGGTGTAGAATATCTTAAACGTGTGAAAAAATAATAATTAGACCCTTCGGGGTCTTTTTTTTGGCTATTTGATTCCAATAATCATAAATCGCGTATAACCCCACGTGTGATAGTCAATAGCAAGTGATCCGCTATATAGCAGAGTTGTCATTTGATATCTATTTTGTAACTCTTCTAGTGAAGTTACACTCTGTGAAATATGCCATTTATCGTTATCTAGGGGCATATTAGTGGATTGAAGACATACAATGCTTCCTGTAGGAATGTTGGTGTACCATGCAGTATCTTCAAATTGGTCTACACTACAATTAATATAAACGGTGTTACTATCATAGGTAAACGCAACAGTGCTAGCGTCAACTGTATGATTATAAACTTTTGGTGATTCGTATAGCCAAGTGTCGCATATTTTATTAGCGACGGCCGTGGCTTCACTATCAACATCATACGCATTGAACTCCGCATAGTAATTGGGCTTACGGACTATCATCATAAAGGCTAATGTGTTGTGCCAAGCACCGAGAATATTAACAGTCGGGGCAGTTACGCGGTTAGTTAGAATGTTTTCTAATTCCTCACACAACCATATCTTACTTTTCACAAGACCATGGGCAAACGATTGGTATGGCGTATTCATCTAAACGTACTACTTTCGTGTAGCGTAGTATCTAATAGAGTTGAAATAACATTTCCCCACTTAATGCTATGCGTGGTTGGTTTTAATTTTTTAAGTAAGG